GCGAGGATGAAGAGGGCAAGGGCCTCGCCAATCGCAGAAAGAAGTCTAGTTACGGACTCACAAATCTTAACGACTATGTTTCACATATAAACTTGGTCCCGCTAGCGGAAGACTTAAACATGGTTAATAGAGAGGTGGAGGAAAATGAAGCCGGACGCACCATCATTGTATCCCCACCAACGATGGAGCAATTGATACAATTAAATCAAGATGTTTCCTCAATCTTAACACCAATAGAATTGAGTACCCTCCTAGACGGGAACACCGACTCGGACCTCCTAGCGACCATCCGAGAGATGATATATTCCGGAGATATGTCACCAGGCTTTAACAGCCTAACCACCGCCCAACGGATTGATCCAATTTTTCGAGAGAAATTTGATAATTCCCTAGACGCAAATGATACTCTTTATGGCGGACTAGGGCTGAGCGAAAATACTATAAAAAATTATTTTAGAGAAATCGGAGGACTAATATCGCCAGCTAATAGAGATCTGATGTTTCGAAATCAACAAATAACACCAGATTTGGCAAATTGTGACCTAAAAGATACGGTAGTGGGGATGCCTGGACTTTCAGACGAACAATTGGTTCTCATTTTTGACCAAAGGGTTGAGGCTCATATGTCAAAGCTGGATAGTTTGTGCTCCATTGACCTGGGATTCGAAGACATTGAAATTCAAATAGCCAAGTTTATGGAAAATATACCAGATGCTCAATTCTATACGGATTTTCTAGAATGGCTTACAGGTGCTAGCGACTGGCTAGAAGAGTTAATATCTGAGAGTGCCGCAGAAATTACCGCTATGCCTAGCCGTGTGTCCACTGCTCGGGCCAGTAATTTTCCTGACAGCGATCTTGGAAGGAGTCTTATGCCTGCGGTTTGCGATTTTCCTTACAACAGAGACCAATGTAATCCAGGCTACACCTATACTAAGCAGCCAGTATTTAATGTGGTTGTCGATGATCAATATAGGACCGCTCCCATACGATGGCGGATACTTCCTCAGCCCATTGAACCTCTTCCGCCTATCCCCGTAAGAACAGGGCAAGGCGTCGGTGAAACTATAGGAGGGGCACTAAGAAGTGTATGGCGTGGGATAACTGGCCAGGGTATTGAAGTCGCCTCTCCACCAATGCCCCCCTCGGACCAGTCCCCAAATGCTGTTGATGAGGCTAATACGCAACTGGGACCAGGGGGACTTCCTTTTCCGTTGTCCTACCTGACGATTGGCGAGACCATAAAGATTTTCTACGACCCGCCAGGCCACCCACGGTACTTGCTAGCTGAGATTGATGTTCCAACTACAGAAGACCCTGCCAATCACTTGGGGCTTGTACAGGCTCATCGTGATATTTTGAAAGACGAGCTTGGGCTTCCCACTCAATATACTTTAAAAGGTATTTATGGTACCAGTGGACCCACTCTGGGACCTCGATATATAGATTATTTAACCTCCCCTCTCTATGGTGCCCACAACACCAACAACACCATTTTGACTGGCTTTTTAGGGTCTTCGGAGGCTGGAATTCTCGGCTGTCAATACGCCGCAAATGTTGCTGCAACTTATAAGAAATTTTATTACGACTTCGACGAGGACCGAGACCTAAACAGCTTTATGTCTGGAATATCAACGGACTATTTTGCGGCAGATCAAAAGTGCCTGTCCAGCTACGAGCTAATAATAGCTAGTTCCATTCAGCAAGTGATAAAATCCCGAATAAGGAAACTTTATCTTAACGCCGCACCTCTCTTGGAAGTCTATCCCTGCTGGAACCAGCCTTCTACTGTCGGTCTTTTGGCGGATTATATTTCACGAAACATCACAAGAGACTTTAAGTCTAAAAGTAATTTATATGATGTGTTGGTAGAGAATTTTAATCTATTTTACGAGGCCTATGGACACCAGTTCGTGAATACAGGATTACCCCTCAATCCCGATGAGCTTTCACTTCCTTTGGAAAAAAAATTACCATTGGTCGTCAGACGATGTCTGTTGGCCTCCTTTATAAACCTCAGCGATGATCGATCTGGAGGAGCCCCACTTGTAGGAATGTCCACTTTCAGCCAATTCCGGGACGAATTAATTGATGGTTCACAAAATCTCGCAGATAGACTCTCGACGGAGGGAACCCCGGCTACCGATCGTACCTATCTTGATACGGTGGCTAACTACAGATATGAGGAGGTAATGATCGGAGTGAGGGACCTCGAAGCAGAAAATGAAACCATTCTTACACCCCTGGTTGAACTGATCGGTCGCCCTGACTACGACGACGCACCAGGAGACCCACCGCTCAGGCCCGGCGAGGAGGGATATGAAGAGCAGGAGCGGGCCCGCCGAGCCGCCGCCTTGGAGAGGTCACGAGAGAGGTGGGAAATTATAGATGACGAGCCTCCTCATAGAACAGATGAAAATGCTGACAACCCTGAAGAATGGGCGGACCAGATCACCCGCTACACTAGCGTAGTTAGGCCGGCCCGGTCCCCTCTGTATGTAATGAAGATGGTGCCATATCTTCCCTTTCCTGCCCAATATGCTCAGGCTATCATAGCGTATGATCAGATAGACGTATGCTACTATTCGGACTACTTTAACTCTCTGACTATGGGAAACATAACTTTTGCTGACGAGAATTTTTCTTATTCGGTTTCCCCCGAGCGTCTCTTGTATGGTGGGTTTTCTCGTGGAAACATATATTAGAAGATACTTACAGAGTGAGGATATTTTATGAGTAAAATGAAAGGAGTGTCAGTAGCGTTGCCTCTGGTCCTCGACCAGCGAGATGGACCTTATCATTTAAACAAAGACTTCAGACAATCGGCTAAGCAAAATTTTAAAAATCTTCTCTTGACTTCTGCTGGTGAAAGAGTTATGTTGCCAGGTTTTGGTGTAGGCCTTCGATCTTTTTTATTTGAACAAATGAATTCCAACACTTACCAGCAAATAGTTGAGGAGATAAACATACAGAGTGCTAAGTACACTCCTTATATTAATTTATCCTCGGTAGAGTTTATCACAAATGAACAAGATCCGGCTCTTGCAGATAACCAAGTAAAGCTGGTTGTGAAATATCATCTGGGAGATGAGGGGTCTGGGGACATCTTATCAATAAGTTCACAAATAACTAATTAAAGACAAGGACGGTGAACGGGAATGGCAAAAAGACCAATAAATTATACCAGTAGAGACTTCGAAAGTATCAAAAACGATCTAGTCAACTATGCACGGAGATATTACCCCAGCACCTATAAAGATTTCAGCGAGGCTTCGTTCGGGTCGCTTATGACGGATATGGTCGCATATGTGGGGGACCAATTGTCTTTCTATACAGATTATCAAGCCAACGAGAGTTTCTTAGAATCAGCTATTGAATATAAGAATGTTGTCCGTTTGTCAAAACAACTGGGTTTTAAAATCCCAGGCTCTGCTCGTAGCACAGGCATGTGTGCATTTTATGTCCTAGTTCCAGCATCTACTAGTGGAAGAGGTCCTGATCAAAGATATATACCAACTATACAAAAAGGGGCGACGCTGGTTTCGGACGGGGGAGCCACCTATTCCCTCAATGAGGATGTTGATTTTTCTAACACGAATAATGAAATCACGGTTGCTAGAGTAGATGCGGATTCTGGTGTTCCTACTTATTTTGCCGTGAAGGCCTTCGGACAAATAGTTTCTGGAGAAAGCTATGTGGAAACTGTGTCCGTGGGAAACTACCAGCGTTTTTATAAACATAAACTAAAAAAGAAGCTTATAAGCGAGATCATCTCTGTGGTTGATTCACAGGGGAATGAGTACTATGAGGTTCCCTATCTGACCCAGGATGTTATTTATAAAGAGATTCCTAATTACAACTCTGATAAAATAGCTGTTCCATATAAATTGAGAGCCGTCCCATCCCCACGTCGATTTATAGTCGATCACGATACTATCTCAAACACCTACATACAGTTTGGGCACGGATCTGCCGACAATATAACGGGTAACATAATAGCTGATCCCGCCGATGTAGTGTTGAACGTTACGGGTAGAAATTATATTACAGACGAGACTTTTGATCCAACAAATCTGATACAATCTGACAAATTGGGCGTCGCTCCTGTCAACACGACACTGACTATTACCTACACCGCTAATACTTCGGACAGCATCAATGCCACTGTTGGTGCTATTGGCACTATTGTCAACTCTAGTCTTGTATTTGATGATCGCACTTCTTTGACTTCGACTGTCATGAATACTGTGGAGGCATCGCTGGAGGTAGAAAATGAAGAGCCTATACTGGGCGACGCTTCTTTGCTTTCGTCAGAAGATATTCGACAACGAGCTTTTGCCTCTTATTCCACACAAAATCGAGCAGTAACTCGCACCGATTATATCACGATGGCCTACCGATTACCTCCAAAATTTGGAAGAATAAAGAGAGCTAACGTGGTAAGGGATAAAGATTCTTACAAACAGAACTTAAACATGTATATTTTATCTGAGGATTCCGACGGGAACTTTGCAGTACCTAATCAAACACTTAAACAAAATCTTAAGGCATGGCTCGACGGTCGCCGCATGATTAATGATACAATTGATATCTTAGACGGAAAAATTATAAATATTGGGATTAATTTTGAAGTTCTTGCCGATTTAGATGTTAATCGGTATGAGCTTTTGCAAAGGTGCTCGCAAGAGATACAAGACAAGTTTTTAAATGTTAAAGGGGGAATCGGGGAGGCTGTTTATCTCTCCGATATTTATAAATTGCTGAATGATGTCCCAGGCGTAACGGACACCATAAGTATAGAGTTCAGCAACAAAGTGGGAGGAGCTTATAGCCAGTATTCTTATAATATTGATAAAAACATGAGCGACGATGGAAGGTTTTTGATAATTCCCTCTAATGCAGCGGCTGAGGTTTTATTACCAAGCGACGATGTAAGAGGGGTGGTTAAATAATGGCTATTAAAAAATACAACCTCCTAGCGGATAATACAATCACTAATGCATTTAAGGAGAATCTCCTTACAAGAGGTACGGGATCCAACATGGGGGCCTCAGATATTTTAGAGGCTTTTGTAATTCAAGGACAAACTTCAGCTTCTATTAGTGCCACTAATGCGGAACAGATGAGAATATTGCTGCGTTTCGATGTAGATGCGATTCAAAATGATATATCGAGCGGGGTCCTTCCGTCTTCTAGTGTTGACTATATTCTGCGGCTCTATAACGCTCCACATGGTGGCACGACCCCGCTTAGTTATAGCCTGGATGTTGCAATGGGAACTAGGGCCTGGACCGAGGGACGTGGCTTGGACATGGAAGAGTTTACCGACGCTGGTGAAAGTAACTGGATTTTTGCCTCGGACTCAGTTGAGTGGGATCAACCAGGGGGAGATTACCTAGGCAATGCCGGCGGCGACTATTCGGCAAGCTATTTCTTTTCTGGGGGGATGGAAAACCTAGATTTGAACATAAATTTTTTAATGGATCGCTGGAGGTCGGGAGAATATCAGAATTACGGGCTATTGATAAAGTACCCCGATAATATCATCTCGGGATCAGAGGGAACGTTTTATACTAAAAAATTCTTTTCTCGAACCAGTGATTATTTCTTGAACAGACCATGCGTAGAAGCACGCTGGGATTCTTCCCGGCAAGATGACAGGGGGAATACATATCTTAGCAGTGCCTTGGCACCTGCTTCGGATAACCTAAATTCTTTATTTTTGTACAACAGAATTCGAGGACAATTCAAAAATATTCCCGGACTTGAAGCCTATTGGCCCGACCAGCAAAAGCTTTTGGTAAGTTTTTACAGTGGAAGCAGTGGATCCCCCAGTGGAAGCAAGCTTGTAGTGGTTAATAAAGATGGCGAGCCTGTCACCAATATCACAGGCGGACTAGTCTATGAAAACGGCATTCCTATAACGGGGTCCTACTCTTGTTCTTTCGCTATCACCAGCAGTTTTGAGTCTATTAACGATGTGTGGTTTTCGGGATCTACTCAGTACTTTACGGGCTCTTTTTCCCCTTCCAACATTTATGCAAATGAGGTCGTTTACGGGGAAGAATATACTACTTCGATTTCTAATTTAAAATCGTCGTATATGAAAGGGCAAAAAGAAAGGCTTCGAATTTTTGCTAAAAGAAACAACCGTAGTAGCCTTAACATCTATACTGTCGCCAACACTCTGATTACTCCTACCCCTATTGAAGAGTCATATTATAGACTATACAGAGATATTGATAATATGGAAATCATTGCATTTGGGACTGGAAGTAATAAATATACGAAGCTTTCCTACGATATGAGCGGCAACTATTTTGATTTAGACACGTCGTATTTAGAGCCGGGATACATGTATAGTTTGCAATTTCTCTACAATATAGATGGGCAATACAAAGAGCAGCCAGAAATATTTAAATTCCGAGTTCAAGAAACGTCACCATGAGTCTAAAGAAGTTATTCGATAAAAATAAGCAAACTACAATAGTTAGCAAATTTCTTAAAGATTCCTCCCCTGGTCAACTAGGCGACGGCATAGAATCTCAAGGACATTTAAGCGAGAGCATCAAGAAAAGGGACACCTTTCTTCCTAACGTTGATTACTCAAATCCTTCCAACTTTGTTAAGTTTGGTTCCGCTGAGGAATATTACAGAAGAGCATATGACTTTTTATCTGGGTACTATCCTTATGACGGCTCGGCGTTTGAAAAAACAAAATTTTATAATGACTTAAACCCTTTAGAGAAATATATTTTTCTAGAAAACTACCCCAGATCTACGGGGTTTATCACGATTGGGGACACTTACGGACCCGTCACATCTAAAACAAATGGATATTATTCTTCTTCCGCGGAGTATATTGAAACCTACGGGGGACCTCACAAAGATACAGTTTATAATGTGGGAACTAATAGAACCTCCAATCTTAATTTTGGAGGACCTTCAGGTTCCACCGTGGAGTTTTTCTTTAAGAAAAACACAGGAATTCCGGCCGGCGGCATTCAATCGCGGAATCAGGTCATTTTTGATTTGTGGAATGGAGTAGTAAGCTCTTCTGCGGAATATGGCAGAATGACTTTTGAGATTATGTCGGGTTCCACCCCTGGACAGGGCGAAGACCGTTTTTTGGTCACGATGCTGTCGGGCACCACCGGCTTTTTTACTCAGTCAGTTCCTACCTTGGGGGGACTATCGTTCAACAGTGGCTCCTGGCATAATTATTCTTTCTCCTTTAACACTAGCAAGACAAATCCCACCATCGATTTTTATGTTGACGGATCTCTTCACGAGGGCGAGATAACGAGTTCTACGTTGCCAACCAGCGGACACCAAGCCGGCGAAATTAAACTTGTGACGGGATCTCTCACTTCTAATATTGGAGGACTGCGGACAGCCCCCTTTGGTGCAGCAGATAGCTCAGACCCAAGCCGCTTAGGCTGGGCAAAATTATCTGGTTCTATAGATGAATTTCGTTTTTGGAAATCTAACCGAAACGCCCAAGAAATTGGTCGCCACTGGTTTTCTCATGTTGACGGGGGTGCAGATAAATATAACGCCAATGTTGATCTCGGAGTTTATTATAAATTTAACGAGGGAATTGTGGGTGCGGACTCGGTTGATAGAATTGTCCTCGATTACTCGGGCCGGCTGTCTAACGGGGCATTTATAAATTACGACTCGTCTAGTTCAAGAAGTACGCTGTCGGCAATGAGTGCGATGAGCCAGTCAGGCCGCCCCGAAAAGCCAGATATTATTGTTCGCCCTGCCAACCCAAGAGTTTCTACTAATAGGGCTGGGCTAATCCTGAGTGGAAGTAGTTACGACGCAACGAACAACGGAAGCTTAAAAAATCAAATACCTTCGTGGATCATAGAAGAGGAGGAGTCGGGAAACAATGAGCTACGCAGCCTGTTACAGATCATGGCGAGTTATTTTGACACCCTACATTTACAAATATCCGCCTTGAACAAAATAAAAGATAGGTCATATGAGCAAACTTCTACCACAGGAAGCATGTTTCAATTTCCTTATACTGACCGGCTTATAGAAGAGTTCGGAATAGAGGCACCGGAAATATTTGAGAACATTGGGGCAATGGGACAGTTTTTAGAAAGAGATGAGCAAATAAGTTTCCAAAAAACTCTTATTCATACTAAAAATTCTATCTATAAAAACATTTATAACAACTTGCCATATATCCTTAAGTCAAAGGGCACAGAAAAGTCGATAAGAAACCTTATAAGATGCTTCGGTATTGGCGAGGAAATAATGACTGTGGGCGTGTATCCCAATGAGGCAGACTACACCCTGAGCAGTAGCTACAGGGAAGGACCCTCTACTAAAAAATATATAGATTTTACAGGATTCAGGAATAGCGAATCGCCTTATTCCACAATCTATCAGTACGCCCCGAGTAGTTCGTATACATCTTCTTATAGTATATTGTCCGGCTCCGAAGAACTAAATGAGTACGCCTTTACGCTTCAGGGGGAGTTTCTTTTTCCAGACAAATCTCAAATGAACACGCTCCGGTCCACACCGCCCCCCATTTTAACTTCTTCTTTGTTCGGATTTCATACTCCGCCCGATGAGGGAGATAATGCTACCTCTACAAACTTAAACTGGCCAGTTGCCGCGGGAGATTATGGGTGGCAAATTTATGCGGTCAAGGCTGAAGCTAGCCCAGCTAAAAACAACGTCCAGACCGGATTTCAACAGGACGCATATTTTGTAATAAAAAACAGAGCAGGAGAGGAAGTTTTGAAAACGGATGTTTTCAGGAATGTCTATGATAATCAAAAGTGGAATGTTGCCGTCTCCCTCCGCCCAGATCAATATCCTTTTGCAACTACCGTAGACGGGACTAACACCGGTGCCGGGTCCGGCTGGATTTTAGAGTTTTATGGCGTAAATTATGAGGCGGGACTTAAACAAAACTCATTTTCTATATCTTCTTCGTTAAACTATCCTTCCGGAAGTCTTCATCTAACCAGTTCGAAAAGAATTTATGCTGGGGCTCATCGGACTAACTTTAATGGACAAGTGGACACGCTGTCGGATATAAAAGCATCCAGTATAAGATATTGGAACGACTATTTAAGTCCTACCGTAATAGATTTACACGCAAAGGACGTTGATAGCTTTGGACGACTTCACCCGGAGCGGAATGCCTATACTTTCCAAAAACCTGCCTCCGCAGGCCCAATCAACAGGAGCTATATCCCTGCAATTCAAACACTGGCGTTGAATTGGGATTTCCAAAACATAAGCTCCAGCAATATTGACGGGCAGTTCAGGGTAACAGATGTCTCATCAGGATCAGTTGGACTGGATTATTTGTCTACCTATCAAGGGAGGGCACTAAGTAATGCTAATTTGCGAAAACACCCCGGACGTGCCGACTTCTTTGCTGCCTCCGAGCCTGCGGCATTTAAAGAATATGTATACACCAGCAAGCTGCGTCCCCCTGAAGAGTCTCTTAGTGACGAGATGATAAAAATTCTTAGCCATGATGACGAAGCTTTTGGAACAGATGTGCGACCGAGTAGTATCTTTTTTGCGGTAGAGAAAAGTATGAATCGGAGCATATCTGACCGCATATTGAATTTCTTTGCCTCGATTGACGACTTTCACAACCTTATTGGCGAGCCGGTCAACAAATATCGTGATAACTACAAACAGATGGAAAAATTAAGAGAAATATTTTTTAGAAGGGTTGAAGGCGTGCCAGATTTTGAAAAATATTTAGATTTTTATAAATGGGTAGATACTTCTATGGGAGAGATAATTCAACAACTTTTCCCCGCATCAGCAAAACACGCTGAAGACGTTCGGACGATGATAGAAAGTCATGTCTTAGAAAGGCACAAAATGAGATACGGGTACCCTGGGGCTGTAGTAGGAAATTATCCCATCATTGAGGGGAGGATAGGAAGATGACCAAAAGATGTCCCGCCCCTGCGTGGAGGTTCAACCATGCCCCCATCCCACGACTCCAGTCTAAAAATTGCGATTGGTGGAAAAATAAGGCTGAAAGACACACTTTCACATCCGGTTCCGGAGCAACCTTAGGGACAAAGTCCGGAATCTTATCCAGCCGAAACAGCATTTTAAAAGCAGTGCAGGGCAGACTTACTTCAAGTGTTTTGGTTTGTTTGTCCGGAGAAATCAGTACTTCTATTTATAGTGGTATTAATGAGGACCTTTCGAAAAAAAGGAAAATAACTGATTTTGAATTTAGTGGTTTTCAGTCTGGGCTCGCATTTAATGAATCTGGTGTACCCTTTGCTAGGTGTGATGACGACTCAGGACTTAACCAGAAGAGAAAACTAGCATTTACAGCGAGCAAGGACGGTATTAATTATCGAGGAAAAGTCTTAACGCCCTTTAGCGTTTATAGTTCAAGTATTCTTTCGACAGATAAGGGATATAAAGCCTTTACTAATGAATTTATGCCTAGTTGGGTGGATATCACCAATATTCACGAAGACGCCCCTTTCCCGATTCAGCATGATGTTTCCCTACAGGGCCCGTTCACTTCTGAACATGTTGGGGGACTCAAATCTCGCCATGCATGGATATTTTCCCAAAATGATAGACCCGAAGCATTTAGGCTTATTTTGACGAGTAGTTCTCCTTACAGGGTAGAGGGGATAGGACCTCGCCCAACCAACTGGTCCTCTTCTTATGACGACTATTCTTACGGACAAGTTTCCACTCCTCAGGGGAAATATGCTCGCGGACTAGGAGCCAAGCGTCCGGTAAACATAACCAATCTAAAATCCTATACAGGCTCTTACTCTCAAGCCGATGGTCGCAGACCTATTGGGAATTTTACCAACAATTATGAGGTGGTGAGTTCGACGGGACGAAAAACAGCCAATATCGATTTTGTTTTTAATAATCCTAATTATCAAATTTTTGAACTAGCTGGTGCCACCGCTGCCTCTGCGTTTGTGGTGCCTCCATCTTACCGGGGGGTGACGCCAGGAGGAGTTCAGGTGGACCCTCGTCTCTCTTCAACGAAAGCAGGATTAACAAGTTCTTGGAATGGCGGGTCTGTCGATTATGCCGCCCCTCGCGAGATTTCTACGAGGAGAACGACCAAGTCGGTTATTACGAGCCGCTTCGCCAGCCCTGGGGGTAAATATACATCTAAACAGCAGTTTAGGGATATTTCTTCGGATGAACTTTCTCCCAATAATGCCCTTCCTTGGAGAAATTATAAATTACTTTACTCACATGCTGGACTACGACAAATATTTAGGGGATACACTTTTTGGGGAGGGTTTATATCATTCCCCTATTTGTATTTAAACTTAAATGGACCCCAGGCATTACAAAATTTAAACGATGGTGTTGATATAAACGTAGCTTTTGGCGGACAGAGCAATTGGTCCACGATGATTCTGAATGGGTCTGGCGACGCCAAGCCGGTGGAGAAAACTCAAAGAAATGGTCTTGAGAGAATTGAGACGGCAATAGACTATAGTGTTTGGCCTTTTGTCCTTGGTCCGGTCACTGGCACAGCATACGACAATGGGTATGTTACGACTCCAATTCCAAGAGCAGACCGGACTGAATGGTTTATGAACTTTGCCGCTGGCGGTTGGAACCCTTATTCTGATTATTTTCCTGGGAACTCCGTGACTGTTACACCCACTCATGTTTATGATCAGTATGTTCTCTCGGGCTCTCGATATCCTCAAAATATTTCGAGAATGTCTTCCTCTCTAGTCTCACTCCCTAACCAGGCTGTGGCAACCATAGTTCCCACGTCGGGACTAGAGGCCAAGTGGGACGCCATCTACATCAAGCTGACAGATACTAGCGGAAATCAGTGTACTTTTACAGGTACCGCGTCTATACCCATCGGCAGCCCCCCGTCCCAAACAGCCGCCGGAAGCTGGGAGTATGGCGTTGGGTTCATGACAACTGTATCAGAATGGGGATCGTCGTTCTCTGAGGCGATATTATCAGCGTTATATGCTGGGGATATCGATATTTCAGCAGTGGATAACACTTGGTCTGGCTTGGGCGTATCGCTTTATCAAGGAATGGCTGGCTCTGAGGGGAATACCGAACTTCAAGAGAATTTTCCATCACCAACAAGTCCTGCCACTTATACGGACTTTGAAGACGGCAGATCCGCAGTGAACTATAATTTTGGTTCCGCTCTAGTTTCCGGCACATCAGGAAAAAATAAATTTGTGTGGTCGGACCAGTATGGGTTTGTCCCGTGGCAACAACTACGGGCAGGACAAAACGCCCAAGGGGCTTATTTACGGAAAAATAATATTTATGAATTCCCACCATCGCTGGAAATAACATCCTATGATAGAAATTCTGTAGCACTAGAGGGAAAGTACCACGCCTCTGCTGGCACAAGAACTGCCTCTGACCGAGCAGGACGTGCCGGAACCACCTCCGGCTCATCCGCCAATATTTTAACTTATTCTTTGGGGGCAAGATTTATTGAACCACCGCTTACTTCTAAGTTTAAGCCAATGCGAGCTAATCTCAAAACTAATTTAGGGTCCCCTTCTTCAACTCGCTACGGGCAGAAAGTTCCGGCGAAGATGGAGTTTTCATATGGAAATATGCTTTGCGGATTTGCGAATAAGCGTCTTAATCAAGCCACGGGAAACCCTTACAAGTTCAGCTATAATAAGATCAAGAGACCTTACGAAATTATGAGAAACCATCGGCTAGATGGAGTGCTTCCATCTTCTGACGGGATTCAACGAATCAATATGTTGACTTATTCCGAAACCATTTATCCCAAAGAGGTGTATACCTATTTGTCGGGTACTCGCTCCCGCCTTTCGTTTGTTGATAATTTTTGGAAATCTGACATATCGGTCTACCATAATAGCAATGCTGCGGATTTGGTTGCGACCGGCGATTTTGGACTGTCAGTGTCTCAATACAATCAGAGTTCTAATATTGCTGGCTGGAATAGGCAGTTTAACAGGGTTCAAAAACCAAGTACCCGAGCCGGCAATCGCATTTTTCAAACATCCCAAGGGTATGAAATACAGGTAAGCGAATCAGTCCCTAGCGATGTTGCATATGCCACTTCTGAACCAGCAAACGCCTCAATTTGGCCTCTAGATAGTTATTTATATTCAGATTATCTGCCTGCCTGGACAGGATCAGCCGGTAACAGGCTTTTACTAGCCGATGTTGCCACCATGGCAGCCGGAGAGCTGATGATGACAAATTATGGGACCATCATAGACCAGTCTTCTTACGGACTGGGTGCCGGTGCCACCTATGAGCCGTCATCCATAGTAGCTGCCCAATATGTATATTCAGTTCCTACAGAAGTCCAAAATAGTGTCTCTTTGAAAATGGAAGCCACCGCGTTGGCTCCAGGCGGAGCAACCACTCGTCCGCCATGGACCGCCGGAAAAGACAGGAAGATAATAGATGGACCTTCCCGCGGCACCTCGCTGCCACCTAAAGAGCCTTCTTATGACACCTACGAAAAATACGCAGAAAGCGTCCGTCTGTCGGGAAAAGAGAATACAATTATTCCAGAGTATATTATGAGTAATTGGGTTTCGACCTACAGAACCTCTGGCGATCCTCTTTCTTATGTTCCAAACTCGGTAGAACTGACGGGAGCAAACACTCAAAATTATAACGGAAGCAATACAGACTTTTTCACAAGATACTCAGACAGTGACACGATAGAATACTTGAAGCAATTTATGTCTGGGCGGGACCTGGAGTTTAATAAGTATCCTAAACATTTTCAGCTCACGTCAAATGCCACATTAAAGCTTCTTCCTTATAATGGCTTTTTTCCCATGAACAGGACACTGCAAATAGCCACTCTTTTTTCGTCTTCATATTCTTCTAATGCTATATATGCGGGCGATGATTCGACTAAGGGACCTTGGCGTTCTATTTTAAAGCCATTTTTCGCCCCAGGGATTCTCTATAACTCTATTAAGTCGGGCGTCGCTGTTAATCACCCGGTTCGCCGTGGCCCCTGGGGAGGTGCCCAGTTTGCTGCAACCGAAGCACCACAGCCTTTAAAAGGGGCCCTGAGCGGAAATCTTGGAACCTCTGGAGGGGATTATGTCTCGGTACCTGGCGGCCGCCGCCGCCCAAGAACCCCTTCCGCTGGGAATTTTGATTTTACAATCGACAACGTGGATAAATTTTTCTGGACTGACAGATTACCTTTCGAGGCTATCCTCGACCCAGAGCCTCACATCTCTAGTACTAGTCTTCGAGATTTTCTTATTATTTCAGATATTCGTAACGTAACAAAAAATGATATCTCTGGGAGTATTTCCGGACAAGTTGAAGACTCTCTTTACAAGAAGGCCATTTCCAACTTCTTGGCCTCCGTTCCTGAATTTTTCTTAAAGAAAAAGCCAACCGCCAACCACAGTTCTGGGTATTTAACAAAGTTTGTATCTCAATTTGGACCAAACGACAGCGACGATGTTAACCATAAACTTGTCAGCGGCAACAAAATCTACATGATGGAAGTTGGACTAATGAAAACTGACAACTTTAATATGTATAATAATCCCTATGCGTTTGGTCCGCCGACCGCTACTGGATCAGAGAGCGGCGGAAGCTGGAACAATGCCTCTTATAGCGTCGGAAAATCAACCCCCAGCGGGTCAGCGTGGCCAAAACACCGAGGAGAATTTGCACCTTTTACCCCTCCATATTATTATGGACCGAGCGTGGCTCGTTTCTTTTATGCCCCTAATCAAGATAAAAGGGTATCTCTTAACGATATTTTAACGTCAACAGGACAAAATAATCCTGAACTGTTTGTCCAGTACAGAAATGAAAGCGGAAGCTTTTATGATTATTCTTCGGGGTCATTTACCTCCTTCGATGGTACAGAAGTAACTTTAAGTAGTTCTCCTGCCTATGAGTGGAATAGGGCCTGGCAAAACCGCATGGATATTGATGCCTCCATTACGCTCAATAATAGTTTTAAGATAGATAATGGGACCTATACATCAAAGAATCCCAACCGCTGGGTAATTATGCCAAAATGGGAGTCCCCGATCTTAGACTTTCCAGGTCCGGGCAACTCTTATGATTTTTCCGGATCAGTAGACACCGACAACAGTAACATATCTCTTAACTTTAACCAGCAAACATATGGTATGTGGCATCAATATGGAATGTCGCCGACTAATAACGAGGGAGTATATTTATACATCAAGGACCATACCTCTTTGCTTACAGAGCCAGATTATATTTTAGTGGGCGATCCCAATGTTGTAACAGGGGCCCCTGAGGGGTATTATACTTATGCAAAGAAAATCCCATGGCCCGTTCAAGAGGCTATAAATAACGGAAAAGAGGTAGGATCTTTGGCGGACTTAGTTGGGTTCGCCCCTGAAGAAGTTATGAGCAGCGGCATAGATCTGTCCAAAGCCAAGCGGCTCGGTGAGTTAGCGACAGGAGGAGAGAAGAGCCTCTCTGAGGCTATACTGGCATTGCCATTCTACTATGACGAGCAAAATCGTCAACGCTTGGTGACCTTGCAAGGATCGGGTCATGACCTCGGACCCAAGTTACGGAAATTCCGACGAGCATTCACCAAGTATTCGATGCCGCCCCCTTTGGCAACTCGTCTATCCTCCTTGGTCCCGACCAATTATCCCAATGATGACGGACTTATTAACCCATTCGCCGACGATGACGACTATAGTAACATACTTATGAACTCTGACCCGTCCAGGGTTCCAATCGTTTACTTATTTGAACACCAGATAAAATTAAGCAAACAAGATTTAGCTGACATCTGGCAAGGAATATTACCGGAAATTGGAACAAATATGAAACGTAACGTGGTGGCGATTGATCACTACATGCCGGGAAGAGCAACAGGAGAAGACGAACTTGCCTATCCGGAGCTTTTACAGAAGGAGATAGAGGAGGGGATTCAAGATGGGAGCGGTTTGCCTAAAATAGACCTCATGGACACAATAACTGAAGACTCCGGCAATGGATTCTGTCCCCAAGTTAGGTGGATAATTTTCAAAGTAAAACAGAAGGGTTACTCTAATTACTCTGCATTAATTGCCAACGAAATAGATGGGGTAGACAATCGCCTATTGGACACAATCCAGCGACATCCTGCCAACCCACCTGAGCGGCAAAATTATTTCTTTAATAATTCAGTATCTGACCCAACTTATAATTGGCCTTACGATTATATGTCCTTGGTTGAGACCGCAAACCTACAAACCAAGATAGGATTTCGACCTGAGTTAGCAGGAGAACTAGCAGACTACCAGATTCAACAAGAACCTCCGCGTCTGCCACAAGATATTAGGATCACCGGAGTGACGTTGCCTCCTAATGCTGACTCGCTTATGGCTTCCACTTCTGTAGGGACGTTAGCAGAAAATCTAAATAATGCTACCTATGTTCCCGCACTTGATGCCCCGTCCTTTGGTCAATTTTCGACTCCGATGGTAGTGCGTAACTCTACTGCCAATGTTAGCATGGGCGGCTTCGAACCGGAAAACTTTAGATATGGCGGAGCCTCTAATGTTAGCATGGGCCCCGACAAACCGGACCACTTTAGATATGGCGGAGCCGCTAATGTTGGCATGGGCGGCTGGGATGATCCCAGGGACTGGAAATCTTAGATATAATTTTTAAGGAAGATAATTAAGGTATGGCTACTTTTTTTAACAAAAAAGAACAAGTGTTTGAGATAGCTCTCACTGATTACGGCAAAACTATGTTTTCTTTGGGAAAGTTTGATCCTCAATATTATTCGTTTTTTGATTTTGGTGTACTCTATGATGGGCTCCGTGCCAATATTAAGCCCAACGACCTGGAGCCCTGGCCAAGCCCCCCCGCCGCTGAAAGTCAAAATAGTATCGTCCCAAGAGTAAAAAATACTCCGTCTTTAAGACCCCTTGCTCAGTTTGCAGGAGAAAAATCCAACGCACAGGTGAAAACTATAGGACTTCAGTCTCCTGGGAGTAACAATATCACCGTGGCCAACAGTAAGTTTCTGAAACCACTTGGGTCCAGTAGCCCATGGTCGCAATACGCTCCTTCTTGGCAAATAAACCATCTTACTGGAAGTCAGGGGTTCAACAATGATGAGGGAACCTACCAGTATGATTCTACTATTGGAAGCCCTTTGTTATCTTCCTCCCTTTCTACAATCTACTGGATTACAGAACCGGATATGTTAGGACGAAGCTATAATGTACTTCTCGACCAGCAGAAGTTTTGGGTGGACATAGAGGAGGCTAATACGATTTTTAAATCTAATGGGAACTATGATATAGAAGTTTTTAAAATTCCAAACGATCAAAACGGACAACTTACCGGAACTCCGGATCAGTTGAAATTTTTAAACGAGGATAGTAAAGACTTTCACGCCCTGAGCCGCCAGCTTGATCCTTATACCTATCTGAGGACCCTAGAAGGAACAGAGGACGAGCTTACCGCTGCTTTTCCTATCCTTGACCCCACATATGTAGAATACTACCTTTCTTTGAAGGTGGATAGTGAAATTGTTGATAATCTGGAACCACGGGGAAGTCACATGTACAAAGGCGAGAGGTCCGGACTAGATGAACTAACTGATTGTGATCTTAATTTGTTCGGAGTAGACTAAGATGGCTAGAAATTGTAAAATTTATCCTATCTCGCCCCAAATAATTGTCAAAAAAGTGACGGCTGAAGGCTCCGGAGGCGGTGAATATAGTCCTTTGCGGCTGGCGATCAATATTTCGATGCGGGAAAAATCTGCCGCCGCCAATGAAGCTAAGTGGTATAATAATAAAGATTATATGTCTAATCTTCGCATACGAGCGGTTGCGTGCTTTTCTAGCAAGAATGCCCCGTATTATGATTTTATCACCCAGAGGTTTAATGAATACTTAAACAAAGAGGGGATGTTCACAGACCTTTCGGACGGGCAGCTTAAATTTATGCCTCAGAGAGACTTTATCCAAAAAATAGATAAAGTTTTCTCTACTCACGGACTTCAGACTAGAACTACACAGGAAGACAATGGGCGGTATATTTTAAGAACAGAGCCGGCTCCCCTAGAGGGAATAAACTTTGCAAGTGATTGGTACTCTCCTTATGAAATAGAATCCCCGCAACAAACCTTCAGAGACAAGGCTCATAACTATCCTACCATGTCTGCTCTTCGATTTGCGAATGGACAAGATCCTGATATCATCAGAGATATTCCGCACCCACTAGGAGACACTGTTTTATACGATGCTTCGGTAAATGAGTTGGTGGGGAAGAATCCCTTTTCTCGAAAAGTGGCGGAAGTTTACGCTGGCGGAACACCAGAAGAGAGAACTTTGGTATTGGAGGATGTCTCATTATCAGACATAGTGCTCGACATCGGCGGCGGTGTCACAGGTCCCCAGGTTGTTACTAATCCTTTCTCTCATCTTTCAATATACATTTTTGCTTATCTGGATTATGAAAAGGTAGCAACCGCAAGAGGGATTCCGCCCGCAGACCAACGTCGCCAAAGATCCATCGGAAAAAATGCTGTTCAGTACAAAAACGCCTTTGTCACAGGAATGGGAAGAACAGTTCAGGTCACACCAGTTGGCATTAAAAATATATACCCTCCCTTGTCTTCTGTCCAGTCTTTTGAGAATTCAACTGGCATGGATATGATAGCGGCCAACCAGATTTCGTCCCCTGATGCTAGAAAAATGGATATCATTTCCACTAAAATGTCGGAAATTACCACCACCGGGGCAGGTCTCTATGGAGACTATCATTCTCCCGTTAAGGCCACTTCTTTGAATTCCAGCGTGGCGAAAATCATTAAAAACCAGAACTATTTTACGCCGATGTGGTTAACTCGTAACGAAGAGGATAATGCTTCTTATTGTTTTGGGGTGGATAAGAAAAATATATTTATGGCTAAAGCAGTCTTTCCCGCTTTGTATCAAGATAATCGAGGAAACGCCCAGAGCGACTTGCTGGGCGGATTCTCTTACAACGGCGTCAATTATCGAAGTCGAATTCTAAACATAACGACTAAGAAAAGATTCATGGAGAGAACAGCTAGCGGGAACAATAGTGTATCTCTGACGGACTCCGGTCCTGCCCGGATCGTACCTACTTCAACTTATCCAGTGAGTACGACACCAACACCTCAGAAAATAAACCTTTCACTGCCTCGGGTTGCAAGTCAAAAAAGTGGTATTGAATATTACCAAGGTGGCGATGATTACTCTTCTAATATGGTAAACCAGTCACCGGGAAAATATCAATACGGAGTAGACCTCCTTCTAGAAGATGTGTCTTTGGTTTATGTGAAGTCTCGGACCTCCATGCTTCGGCAACATCTTTCTGCGGTCGGCGAAGTCCTTGATATTTTAGGGGTAGCTGGGCCCCGTATAATAAATCGGAAAACAGGATTATTAATTGAGCAACTTAAGACGATTAAGATGAAGGGTGGTTTAAATGCCGAGTCCATATTTTTAACAGCACTTGGATCATATGTTGAAAATTTAAGAATTTTTGGGATAGATGTAAATTCAAAAGTTGTTCCGCATACGGAAAAAGAAATGGATAACCCTTTAACGGCCGGGAGAGTCTACGGAAAACTAGAAAAAGACCTGTCAGACGTTGTAAGCTGGTATCCCAACGTTGCTTCCCTTATCAACATTAAAAGGTCTATTGGTTCATTGTTGGGGCAAATAGAAGACATATTATTGTCACGAGAGGTTCAAAAACTAAAGCCTTCTTTGGCTGTCTCTCAAATAGGAGGAGTCCAGACCTCTCCCGACAATAATTTTAATCTTATTGAGTGTGAGCATTATTTTGACGAAACCTTTATTTGTGGACAAAATAATAATTTTGGATATGACTACGCTCCTTCGTCAGCGTGGATATATAAACATCAAATCCCGCCGGTGCCCCTTTGGAGCACTCAATCAGCCCAGAATAGGCAAGGGCTACTTCGGGTTGATACAGACGCCTTTCAAAAAAGAGTGCGAAGAGAGTTTTATAAATACTTTTTCCAACCAGCGACAGGTAATGGGTCCCCTCCTCCGGATTTGGACACCACTTCATTTGAGTCTTCGCTTTGGAACACCTTGACACCTCGGTTTATTCGCACCCCAGGAGGACAGACCTTAGACCAATTTCGTTATGCAAATTTATCCGAAGACCGTGGTGCTCCGCTGGGAACGACAGAATATAATTATGATGAATACGCTGAACTGCTGTGTCAAATTATAGACTTCAACAGCAAGGCAGAATACCTGAATAGGTCTTTTTATCAAGCCCCAGAGAGCAGTGGGAAAAACGGGGATGCTTTAAATACAAAAGTCAACCAGCAGTTAAAGGTGAAGAGTGCGTGTGACGTGACGCCAGGGCACTTTGAGGAGTTTTCAACCCCTGAACGCTCCGGGGAATTGGAAGTTATTACGGGACTAAGCCAGGAACAAATCCAGGGAATTCAGAGACAGGTTTTCGGAAACAGGATGTTCCCAGATATTCTCGGGGGGATCACCTTAAACGAGAGTAGACAAAGTGAAAGTGTCCAATCTCTTGAGGATGCCGGTGCTAGAAGAGAGAGACTCACCTCAGAGTACAAAGATGCTACCGGGTCTGGTCCGCCTTTTGAAGCCACCAACCTGCTGTTTGCTATTTTTGGAGAATTGTCCGTAGACCCAAGCCTGGAGATTTATACTTACCCTCCGCTACCGTCAAGCCCTACATATCAGCAAGATGTCTTTAATTCTATGACACAGACCGCTGAACGGCTTGGGCTTCTGGGAGATCCGGAGATAAAAATTCGTCTGGAGGAAGAGTACGCTCATCTCCCCGCTCAAATAAAATCTATGATATTAATTGCCGCCTCTAATTCTAATTTTGGACTTGGCGGACCTGGATCGACGGTGGGGACGTGGCAGCCGAAACGTCCCACTCTGACGACCCCTGTATCCGATGGACAAGAACACGAGACCCTCGGTGACATGCCCGATTCCAACTCAGGACTTATTAGCTACAAACAGCCATCCGACCGCCTTCGTAGTGGCGGAGAGGAGTATTCCTATATTAAGGATCCAATGAAGTCTTATTCCAAATTTCTTGCATTTTGGATGAACTATAAGCAATTGGGGAGGATCGAATATTTATCCGGTTTTGGTTCCACGGCTGGAGGACCGGGCACAAGGGGCGAAATGAAGCTCGGGAGACCAGAATGGACATCGCTCACAGGAGAAGTGTTCAGAAGCGTTCAGCTTATGACTGCTCCACTTCTTTGTAGAATTAGAACCCTGGTTAATGAAGATTTGGGATTTGATCCATCGGGCCCCACTATATTAGAGAAAAAAGAAATATTTGAATTACCTATTTACAATAAGTATTTTCTCTTAGGCAACCAACGCCCAGAACTTAGGATACCATAATTATGCCCGGAGGAACACCAGAGTCCGTACGCGAATTCCATGGCAACCAAGCACGCGAACGAAACACTGAAGAGAATCGTCTTGCGACAATTAGACGAGCACAATCAAGAGATTACGAGGTTGACCCTCTCCAGGTCGATCTTCCCCCGGTTATACAATATTATAGCCGCAAGCATTATGGACAGCTAGATTCTGACGGAGAGGGACGTATTTGGATTCAAGACCCAAACAATCCTACTCCTGAACCCGACGAGTCCAACATGATTGAAGTCCCTGACGATTATGTTCCGCCCCACTCCCGCCTAATCGGACTCAAGCGGAGTGACCAAATAAGATATCGATCGCTACCACAGAGACCTGACCCAGGTCAGCCTCTAGTTGAACCGGTCTCAACAGCCCTTCCTTACATGGGCAGTCTTGATGATTCTGTCCTGATGGTGAGGACGTCGAGCCTCGACTTTTCTTCTTTTGATCAAGCAGTCGGCTCCCTTTTAAGCAACGACTTTGTTTTTACTTGGTCCTATAATGGTTATAAGTTGGCTGGCGACCTTGACGACCTCGAACTAGGTACGATGGAGGTCAATGGAGAACAGGTCCCCATCAGAACGCCTGCGGACATGAA